TCTCTGATATCCCCCAAATCACTGGTTTTACCTAATGTCGCCATCAAATTTTTGAATGTATTCGACTTTGTGGAAAAAATTCTAAATTTGAACTGTTCCATAATAGAAACCATCCTTTGAACTTCTTGGATTTGAATCAATGGTGGTTGACCTATGAATTGTAATAAAGGTTGACTTTGCGACCTTAATAGTTTATTTATGTCATTCACCAAAATACAAAAACAAGTATAATTCGTATTAAGATAATTAATTACTGACCTTCCGGCTCCCTCTAAATCATATACACCATAACCTTCTCCTTCGTGATATTCTCCTTCTTCATAATATCTGTCAGAAAAAACAACTTTTAGAATCGACCCAATACCTTCTTTGTAAATATTTTTGACTTGTGGGTTTACATTGAATATGAGTCTGTATCCCTCTTTATCGGTCTTTGAGCATGATTCACTAATACCCTCAGATAATATTTGTTTGGTTTGCAATGATTCATCAAGTTTGGTTTTAACTCTCATAGTATACATTTTATTTACAAACTTCCAATTAATTGCCTTGAAAAAGTTTTTGATATAATCATCTCTTTTATTTTTGTATCGTAAATAATATGCGTGTTCCCACAAATCAAGACCTAAAAGTGGATAACCACCATTTCTAACAATATTCATAAGTGGATTATCTTGGTTTTGTGTAGTCATAATTTTTAAACTACCCGTCTTATTCAAAACTAACCAAATCCAGCCTGACCCGAAATTCTTTTTTGCTTTTTCGGTAAATTCTTGTTTGAATCCCAAAAAGTTATGGAAGTCTTTTTTTATTCTTTCATAAATCTGACCACCACATTTTTGTTCCGTTGGAGATAACATTTTCCAAAATAAGGCGTGGTTAAAAGCACCACCAGCGTTATTTCTAATTGTTTTGTTATACTTACCAATTGATTTAATTATTTCCTCTAACTCAACATCACCGTAATCTTTTTTACTTAATGCATCATTTAACTTGTCTACATAAGTTTTGTAATGTCCGTTGTAGTGGTAAGACATCGTCTCAGGGTCAATAAATTGTTTTAAAGCAGAATAGGAATATGGTAGTTTCTCAATCCCTATTTTTTTCATTTCGTTTATAAACAATTTTTCATTTTCCTTTGTGTCTATTTCTTTTATTTGATTGGCTATTTGTTCTACTTTCTCTTGAAGTTTTTTCATTATAAAATTATATGTTCGTTATCATAAATATCCTTTTAATTTGAATTATTCGTGACCATTGATTGAATTGAGTATTAGTTCGGCTACACTACCCTTGTCTAAGTTGTCCCCCATTACAGTTTCAAATATCCCTTTTTTCCTTATTAAAATGTCATATATTGCACCTTCTATGGTATTTTCAAATAGGGGATAATAAACCAAAACACAATTTTTTTGACCATATTAAGTCATTAAATATTACAACTTCAGCGGATGTGAGTGTGATACCAACACCTGCGGCTTTTATGTTCCCACAAAAAACTTTAACCTTGTCGTTATCTTGAAAATCATCAACGGCCTTTTGTCTTGCTGGTTTGGTAGTAGAACCATCCAAGTAAACAGACATCTTACCGAAGTGTTCGTGAATCCGTTTGAGTGGTTCAGTAAAGTTTGAAAAAATAATAACTTTCTTACCTTGTTCTAAAATGTTTTCTGCAAGTTCGATTGTTTGAGAAACCTTTTCTTCTGCGATTACCTGTCTTACTTTCATCAGTTTTGAGAACTGAACTGTAAGAGATGATGATTCCTCTTTATTATTTCTAAACCAATCAAAATACTCACCCATAAGATTTTCATACTCCCGTGATTTTAATCTCAAATAAACAGGATTTATAATCTTTTCAGGTAAATCTAACACATCAGTTTTTAATCTACGAAGTATTTGTTTTGAGGTTCTCTCACGAAGTTCATCCAAATTAGACGCTCCGTTTACGTTCCACACTTTTCTTTGACCTGCTCTAAACTGATAACCCTCACAAAAACGAATCACATAAGCCATCCAATTTTGAGCCACAGGGGACTCAACCAAAGATAATAAATTATAATAATCAATTGGACGAGATGTAATCGGAGTTCCTGTTAATAACCACACTCTATTAATATTCTTAACAAAATGATTTATAAGTTTTGTTCTTTGTGCCTGTGAATTTTTAATGTAATGGGCTTCGTCTATGATAACCAAATCAAATTTTGAATTAATAATTTGTGAGGTTTCTTTATCTTTAATGTCGTGAAAGTTTTTGATGATATCGTAATTAACGATAACAAAATCGTGGTCAGATGAAAAATTCTTACCCTCACATATATAAATTGATTTGTCGGTGTAGTTCTCAATTTCTCTTGACCAATTTATTTTAAGTGATGCGGGACAAATGATTAATACTTTTTTCGCTCCTGACTCTAAAGCGGCGATAATTGTTGATGTTGTTTTACCCAAACCCATATCATCTGCCAATATAAATCTTTTACTTCCTGCCAATTTCTCAATCGCTTCTTTTTGATGTGAAAGTGGTGGTCTATTACTGTATTTTGAGTAATCAATATCAACTTTTTCTATGGTGTGTGTTTTAATTAAGGCACCTTTTGGAACCCAAAAGTCACTTAAATGTTCTGATTCAAAAAACTTACCCCAAATATGATAGGACTTCTCCTTTTCTACTAATAGTTTCTCAACATAGATTTTATCAGGAACCTCACGAAACAATTTTTCATCCGCAAACTTTCTTGCAAAATAGGGGTCCAAATCAACCCACTTTTTGGCAACCTTTGGTTTTTCGTTATGGTATGTAATTATATAATCAGATTGTGTTCTTGTTGGAAAGAACTTTTTATTAACCAAATGTTGTTGTTTTAATCTCAATATAAAATTATTGCCTCCTTCATAGGAGGATAAAATATCAATCGCCTTTTGTTCTATTGAGATTAGGTTTTCCAAAAAAATAGTTTTATAACTAAAAATAAGAAATGAGTAAATATTTATCAATATTATGGCTAAGAAAGTCCCAATTACAAGATTAGGTAAATTTTTTGGAGCCGAAGACTACGATTTGGACATCGGTATGGGTTCAGAGTGGTTGGAGGGTGATATGAACTTCACTTTGGTATTATATCGTGTCAACAGAATCAAAACAAAAAAAGATGATGTATACGGAGAAACCCTTAAAGACGGAATTCAGTTTGACCCTCCAATTGAATTCAAAGGTTATGTTCAGGTTGCGGCTCCAACAGCAAAGGCTTATGGTAATTCAAAGATAGAACAAACTGAGCCAGGTAATTTAAAAGTTTCAGTATATACTAAACACTTACAGGAACTTGGTATTGACATCGCCTTTGGTGATTATATAGGTTATTACGAATCCGAGTCCCGTGTTAGATACTATACGGTGACTGATGATGGTCGTGTTGTTTCAGATAATAAACATACTTATGCAGGATACAAACCCTTTTACCGAACAATAACGGCCGCTCCTGTAACGGATAACGAATTTAGAGGATTATAAAATGGGATTTCCAAAAAAAATTAAAAAAAATTTACCATTAACGACTTCAAAAACGTTATATCCAAGACGTGAAGAGTTATTACAAAAAATTAATCAAGATGGGACATTCTTACCTAAATCTATTTTACACGCAGACCTGGATAGGGGTTTCTTGGATTTTGTTAAAGACGAATTGAATTTATCAGTTGATGGTGTTACGGTGCCTGTGGTCGACATAATTATAACCACACAAAATTGGGCCCAATTCACCGAAACTTGGAACTTTGTGGATTTAGACTTCAACGTGAAACCACCCTTTGTTACTACCGTTAGAGTTCCTGAGGTCAAGTTCGGAACTAATCCATCAACCAAATATAACATACCAAACAAACGACAATATTTTTATGCCACGGTCCCTTCTTGGGATGGTAATAGATTGGGTGCTGATGTATATAAAATACCCCAACCAATACCTGTTGACATAACATACCAAGTTAAAATAATCTGTAATAGGATGAGAGAATTAAATCAATTCAACAAATTGGTTTTAGATAAATTCGCTTCTAGACAGGCTTACGCAACGATTAAGGGGCATTATATTCCAATTATTTGGAATAACATTACCGATGAATCTGTGATGGATTTGGATAAGAGAAAGTATTATGTGCAAAGCTACGAATTTTTATTACAGGGATTTCTGATAGATGAGAATGAGTTCACAGTGTCTCCCGCTGTGAATAGATTGATACAGGTTTTGGAAATTGACACAAGTAAATCAAAAAGGTCAACAAAGAATAAACTTAATTCGAATCCTAATATTTACGATTCGACCTATAATTTTCCATCAGGTACCACAGAGGTTACAAAAATTTTCGAATTGAATGTTTCACTATCTTTTGTGGGGGATGTAAATGTTTCCTCATACGTCCGAATGGTTGTAACTAAGACAGATTCAAATTTAGATTCTTCGTTGACATTTACCACTCAAATTAATTAGTAAAAACACTTACCGTGGGATATGGGATAACTGTAATTGGGACTTGGGTGGAGGTGACACAACCATTAAATGCGGTCAAATTTAATTGATAGTTAGTTGTGTTGTTCGGTGTTACTGTTATACTTTGTGTGGTTTCATTACCTGGTAACCACTGATATGATTGATAACCAGGCGGGGCGTTTAACGTAATACTTTCACCAAGACAAATAGTATCAGGTAATAATTGTAATACGGATGGTGAACATTCTGCATCAATATAGGCATACCCATAATGAGCCCCTTGACTACAATCTCCTGTTGTGAATTCGGCAGTTACCGATTGTCCGATATAGTTTGTTAAATCAACATTTACCGAACTCCAAGGCTTATATACAACACCTGAACAAGTAACTGAATTGAAGAATCCAGGTAGATTTCCTGCCGCTGAAACAACGAATTCTGAACAAGGAATTACATTTCCGTTTTGGTCTCTTAATAATGCCCTAAAAAAAGGTTGTTCATTTGAGTTATGGCCAGGGTCTTCAAAAACAACAGCATATCTATATGTAAAACTATTATTAGTTGAGGTAACCATAAATGTTTGAATAAGTTGTTCTGCCTCTGAATTAACATTATTGTTCCCTAACCTTACAGAACGAGGACTACCAAGTGGGTCAACCCTTGGAAATCCACCACATGGGTCATTTCCACCTGTCATTATTGTATGTCTACCATTTACGATACCAATTGAGTTGGAGTTGTAGTTAGGTGTTGGAGACCCATTAGGTGACATTGTTGATAAACCGGTAGTTCCATACCATCCATTGAAAGTTCCTGAGTTAAAATTAATGTTATTACAACCTTGTTGTGGAATAACAGTTGTTAAGTTTATACTTAGGTCAAATTGGTAGCAATTTGAAAAAAAATTAGACCAAGTGAACGCATCTATTAATACATAGTATGTTTGACCTCCTTGGACTTGTCTGACTAATGAACCACCTCCTTGTGTTGGGTCGCATAATACAAAGCCCAAACATGCTCCTGCAGTTCCTGGACAAGATGTTAACAATGATATACTTGGATATGCAAATCCTGTTGATACTATATCGTTTAAAGTTATGTTAATTAATCCATCTTGTGGTGGTGTAAAACTATATAACCAATCTTGACCTCCGTAGTAATTTCCACTTGTTGTTGTTGCACAAGCGTTCAATCCCGTATAATCATTCAGGTCACCACAGGTAGTTTGGTTATTTGTAAAAAAAGGGAGTGTGACTTGATTAGATAAAGCACCAGTACAAGTGTTCGAACCTTGTCCGAACAAGTTCGTGTGATTGGATAATATCAATATTAATATGATGGATTTAAATAATTTCATTTTTCACCATAAATATCTTTTTTTTCTTCACACTTTTCACGAATAATACTTTCCAAGAAACGATAAATTTTTATACCTCGTTTGTCACAATATCTCTTTAATATATCGTGAACCTCTTTGGAAATCTTTAAATTTTTAATTTCTGAGTCCTTAGAATCCATAAGATAATAAAGGCAGAAAATATTCTACCTAATTTATAAATATTTTGTGACAAGTAAAGTTTTTGGTTTTGTTTAGAATATTTATAGGAAAATAAATAAAAATAAAAAATTTCTACTAAATGGCATCTAATTCAAAAGTATTCGTTTCGCCTGGGGTGTATACATCAGAGGTGGATTTGAGTTTTGTATCCCAAAGTGTTGGGGTAACGACATTGGGTATTGTGGGTGAAACTCTTAGAGGTCCTGCATTCGAACCAATATTTATCAGGGATTTTGATGAATTCACAGTTTATTTTGGTGATACTTCACCTGAAAAATTTGTGAACACTCAAATCCCAAAGTATGAAGCCTCATATATTGCAAAGGCTTATTTACAACAATCTAATCAACTTTTTGTTACAAGGGTTCTTGGTTTATCGGGATATGACGCTGGTCCTTCTTGGTCAATTATGACAGTGGCCAACGTCGACCCATTTACTGTGAATCTATACTGTACTAGTTCAGTTACGGTAAATTGTGAATCTACTTGTGTTGATTATTTGGAAGTTCCCTACACGGTTACTTTCACAGGATGTAATAATTCATCTTCATCGGTTGGGTTCCAAACAAGTTTCCCAACACCAATTCAAAGTATTTTAGGTGATACATATGAAAAGTTCAATGGGACTTTTTCTACATTATCATCAGACATAAAGAATCAAGTTTTTGCAATCCTTTCTTCTAATTCAACAAGTGCGACATCAATAAATTATTTCGGTTCTATACCCGAAACTGGTTACTCGGGTCTTACTGCTTATACGTCTGAAACTAATGTGTTTAGTGTTCCTGATGTTAATTTGACCGATACTGATTTGACTTCAAGACTGAACGACGCTTGGTATTACGCATTATTCAACAACAACGGCAATAATGAATATTCGGGAACGTCTTTCTACACAACCGTGACAGCATTAACTCAAACATCTACAGCTTCAAATTGTGCGGATTTCTTCTCTTATAGTATAAGTGGAACCTCAGGTAGTATAAATTACAATAATAATACAATATCGGTAGTTTTACCTTCTGCAACAACAGTGAGTTCTTTGTCAGGTCTCGTATCTAACTTTAGTGCTTGCACAACGGGTGTTACAGTTTCAGGTGTGACTCAACAAAGTGGAGTGACCTCAAACAACTTCAGTGGTGGAAGTATTGTTTATACCTTGGTTTCTGAGGATGGAACCGTAACAAAAACATACACAGTAAATGTTTCTATTCTAAATCCTTGTAATCCAGTCACAACCGGTAATACAGGTTCAGGAAACGTAGGAACAATAACAACTTGTT